AGTGGCAGCATTAGGGTCTGAAACAGGAACAATTTCTACGTGTGAGTAATCGCCTTTTTTAGCTTTTCTGTTGCCTGTTTCCGGCTCGTAGTCGTAGTCCTCTGGCGTGTCATCCCGAATAATGTCTGCTAAGAGTCGGAGTTCTTGTTTGAGGGAGTAGTGAATCCGCGCTTGGACGGCGGACATGACTTTGAGGGTTCGTTCAAGTACGGCAAGAGTTGTTCCCACCGGAGTATTAGCCGACATATCGGACACTTGGATGTCGGCAGTTGCTGCGAAACGTCGTCCCTCCTCAACGATAGTACCAAGGAGTTGGTATAAAGTGGCCGATGGTTCTTTGTAAGGTAGCGGCAATATGCTGTCACGTATAGCTCCTGATCCAGTATCTACATCTCTCCATTCGCCGGGAGCAATAGGCGTGTCATCTCCTTTAATACGCAAACCACGGCTCTTTAAACCACCGGGCAAGTTAGATAACGTACCCGCATCAACAAGTTGACGCATTAAGCTAGTCGCTGATTTAGCGTAACCACCAATCAAATGGAACAAACCAAAACCATAAGGACCAAAGCCCGGAATGTATTGGTAGTGAACGAAGTGTTGGCGCTTTAGTTTAAGGTCGTCATCTTCCAGCCAGTTACGGCGAATAGATAAAATTTCATCAGAGCCTCTAAGAATCGTAACGACATACGGCAGTGCAATGCCTGTTAACTCACCGTCATCATCTACATCTTCATAGCCGGGCAAATCAAGATCAACGTGCACTTCATACAATTCATAGCGGTCGTCAAACGACGCTGACATACCGGACTCTTTGTCTTTTTTCTGCTGCGTTTCGTTAAACGTTTTAGGCGGCTCACCCAAATCAATGTCGCGGTAGAAACCTGCTTTTTGTAGTTTAACGATGTCGTTCTCTGTCTTACGCATACGGTGCGTAAGCCTTGGACATGTTTGCAGTTCAGTTGTTCCGTAAGGCAAAATCACATCTTCTGCTGGTACATACACCGACGTTTGGCGGCCTATTGCAGGGTCTTTGTATACTTTTTTAAACGCGGAACCAACAGCCGGCAGAGAAAACAACATGCGCTCACACTCAGGACGGAACTCTTTCATAACTTCTGTGAGTTCGTAGTTCATATCTTCCTGAACACGTTCAGCAATCTGTTTTTTCTCAGGTGTTTCTTTACCAATGATCTTGGCGTGTGTGGGGCCTCTAGGCGGAAATATCTCTGTGATTGTCTCTGATTGAAAGCGTACTACCGCTTCTGTAATCATGGGGTGGAACACGCCACACGCACCTTGCCACGGCTCCGTACGGTCTTCGTACTTCAAACCCAACAGCGTCAATCCTTGTTTGTAGGTCTCTTCCCAGTCTTTGCGCGAAGACAAATCATTACGCACATCATCCAAGATGTCGCTCACCAATGACTGCAACTCACCGTCATCCATCTCTTCAGCTAAGTTAGCGTTGAAGTCTTCCGACAGGTCTTTACCGGGTTCAATGTCGATCTCGATGCCATCAGCTTTAATATGCACCGCTTCTGGGTCTTCTATCTCGATCTCAATGCCGTCGTCTTCTGCGTCGGCGGGCATGCCCAAAGGGGCCATGTATAGTGCTTTATCAATACTCATGGTTTAAATCCTAATAGTATGCGTGTGTTTTGCGTTTAAAAAATACGGGGTCGTCTTTCTCGTCGCTTGGCAGACTAATGAAGCCGCCTTGACGGTAGCGCAGTAACGCTTGGGACACCGTATCAACATAGTCATCGTGCTCGCCTACAGGAAAGGCGGCGACTTCTTCAATCACTTCTCTTGCCCATCGTGTGTCTGGTGCCCAGACTTTGCCACTGTGGAATAGGTCTGCAACCGCATTAAGGCGGGCTGTTTTGTCTGTAGACCCTTTAACTCGCCCTCGACTAGGGGTAAATTCGTCAACTGGGATTCCCATTGCTCTGAACTCTTGAATAAGCGGGGCACCTGCTGCCTTTTTCTCCACAATGAACGCATCTGGTTCCCACTCCTTGTAGTGTCGTAATGCTGTTGCTTTTAATTCAGGGAACTGCATCCTGTCTTTAAATGCGTCCAACAAAATCAAATTAGGAGCGTCGTTGTCTTCGGGGTTATACCAAACGCCCCATGTTGTGCAAGCACTATAGTCGGCTGATGTCTTTGATTCATGCGCCGTATCCCAGCTCTGAATAACAAAGTCACACTGCGGAGGCTCGTCGTCTTCCCAAATCTTCCATGAACCCCGCCCGATGATTGCCGAGATGTCTGACGTGGGGTTCTGCATGTACTGCGCGTTCCAAAAACGCGGGTCAAGGTTGGCTTTTTTAGCTTTTAACAGCTCCAGAGGCCACTGTTCAGGCCAGAGAGACTTTTCTTCTGGCGTATCTTCGTTAAATATAGCAGGTAACTCGACAATTTCCCACGTATCTGCGTTAGGGTTCTTAATCTGGTAGTCAATTAAGCGTCCGGTCAAGTCAAGTAGGCTCCACCGAGTCATAATCACGATGATGGCACCGCCCGGCATCAAACGTTGCAAGGGACCCTGCTGGAACCATGTCCACGCCGCATCAAAAGCCGCACGGCTGTTAGCTTTCATGTCCTGTTCAGAGTGTGGATCGTCAATAACAAACAAATCCGCACCACGACCTGCAAGCGCACCGCCCACACCGGCTGCATAGTACTGTCCACCGGCTGATGTTGACCACTTACCGGCTGCTTTTTGGTCGTCTGCTACCTGCGTCTTAGGAAAAATCTCTGCATACTCTTCAGATTCCAACAAATTTCGCACACGACGACCAAAATCCTCAGACAAACCAGCGGTGTGGGTGCCCATAATGATCTTTTTTTCAGGGAATTTACCAAGAAAGTACGCTGGAAACAGGTAGGAAGAGAACTCAGACTTACCCATACGAGGCGCAATATTGATAATTACGCGCTTTTTCTTACCCTCGATCACATCTTGGAATATCTTGGCTAGTTTTCTGTGGTGTGGGCCTATCTTAAACCCCGGATAGACCTGTGTTGCAAAGCCAAGTACCGTATCTTGCGCTGCTTTCTTACCTGCGCGGTTTGCTCGTTCTTCCAGATCAGCCAACAGTTCGGCTTTCTACTGCGGCGAAAGCGTAGGAAGGATTTTATTAAGGGCTGCAATTTCTTGGGGGCTAAGATTCATCGTCACTCTTTACGCTTTCTGCTGCATCTATAAAGTCCACGTCAGTAATATCCACAATCTTAGCCATACGTTCTAGCTTTTCTTTGATGCGGCTATCCAACTCGGAATCTGATAGGTCAGTCTTCTTAACTTCTACTCGGTCAGTAAATAGCGCGATCTCGGTAACCTTACCTAACAGCTCAAGGGCGCGTAGTCGTATTTTTGCATCAGGGTGTTTTGTCTCCTCCACCAACTGAGCAACAGCGTAGCCACGAATTTCTTTAGCCTGTTCAACAAAATGCCAATCGTATGCCGTTAGCATGCCGACAAGGTGCTTCACCGCTTCTGGCGTTGTCACTTTAGTTAGCGCCGTCTTTTTGGCCTGTGCGTCTTGGTCTTGGGTTAGGACAGCAAACGCGCGTCTGGCGTTGTCCTCTTGTATTTGATCGACGACAGTCTCGTCGGATGCCGCGCCCAATTCTTCGAGCCACTTGGCTGTCTCTACTTGCGCATCTAGCACTTGTTCTGGGCTTGCTTTAGAGACAAGCTTCGCCACCGGCGTATCGAGCACGTCGGGACTAAATATCGTTTCATCTAATAAATGTTCTAGCATAGTTGCGCTGACCATTGCAGTCACGTTGCGCGGAGTATATACTTAGTTTTGTGGTTGTGTAAACTTTTATACAACTGCGTCTCCGTGGTTGGAGTCTTCGCTTTTAGCCCCCGGCGGTCACCGGGGGCTTTTTTTATGGGGGTATGTCTAATGTTAGACAAATTCCTTTTTGATTTTTTATAGAAATTTTTGCAACATGTTGTCCGATATGTGTATACATTTTTCGGTTTTGTGGGCATGTTACTGAATTTGAAACTATTTTGGTTTTGCGTGTGGGGAATAGTGATTATGGGCGGGGACGCTACGCTGCTTCGTTTGGTGGGGTCGGGGTACGGTGGGGTAAGCTCTTAGGGAATAACAGGTTATAAAATAACGTGTATGGTATAATAGAGACATCGGTTTGGGGCGCTTTGCTCACAACGATACCAAGCGGGACAAGTTGTCCCGCTTGTCAATTAGGAGAATCAATATGAAACACAATCCACTGTTCGAATGCTTTGATGTTCTGTCGTTTGATAAGAATGACATCGACAGCATAGTTCGCGAAGCCAAGTCACTCGGTGCAAAGACTCGTGCACAAGCCAATGAGTTGCTGCTGCTTTGGGCAAGTGACCGCTACGATATCGCCATCGTAGATACGACTGACAAGAAGAAGAAAGTCAAAGGCTTGGATCAAGAGCACCCAGAGTTCCAAGCAATCAAGAAACGTAAGAACCGCATCCTTGCTCGTATGGGCTTCGGTGTTAAGTCGTCTGGTCATGTGTTAGACAAAGACCCTTTGCTTGCAAGTGCAGAGCGTTTCGCTAAGTCTCATACAGCAGCGCAAATCAAGAAGTACATCAAGTATTTGCAGGAGCAAATCTAAGCGAGACAGTTTGTCCCGCTTGAAACCAAACCGCGCAGGGCAAACAGGGTCTTGCGCGGATTCCCATTGTTGTCAAATCAGGAGAATCATCATGAGCGACATTCAAATACTCATACACGAAGTAGCACGTATCGCCTTGCAAGACGGCGTAATGACTGAACACTTGGCGCGTGAGCTAGATGTACACGTTGAAGAACTACAGCAACTCGGCGCGTACCTTGAACGCGCAATGAACTACGCAACCCCAGTACCCTTCACTTCCCTAAACTAAGGAGAATCACCATGTCAGAACAAAGCAAACAACACCTAGCCGATGTCATCGGCGCAGTGATAGCAGGTGCATTGATAACCGAAGCCTTGATCCACTTGATACCTGAAGGGCTTTGGCTTTACCTGATCTACCTCGTACTTGGAACTGCAATGATCAGCAGCAAACTTAACCGTATCTTGAGAGGATAACCATCATGCGTAACGACCAACTAAAGAATGCCTTAATCAACGCGGGCTTTAAGTCAGAGAAGGAAACAACAGTTAAGCGGGACATCATGTCCCGCAACAGAGTGACAGACGAGAAGCCAGTATGGGACTTGCTCACTCGCGCAGAGCAGCAGTATTTCATCAACACGTTAAAATCTAACACGTTATTTCGTAACTAGCAGTGTCCAGAAGTGTAGTACGTTTTTCAGCGCAAGTGGACAAAGGGAAAACCCTTTATCTATCTATCTTTTAAAAGATATTTATATATATATGTCCAAATGTCCACCTTCACATATACACAAGCCCTTCCATTTAGAAGTGTAAGATACTCAGCGTTTACAAAAACAAATAAGTACACTACACTTCTTGCTAGGCGCTGTGTTGTCCTGAAACCTACGACATTTGGACAAAAAAAACGAGATGCCGCGCCACCATTAGGTTATAGCGTGTCCACTTGCGCACAGAAACGTAGTACACATCGAGACAAAAACGGAGACCCTTAATGAAATCTACTACATCTAGTAAGAAAAAGCGTAGCAAGACCCGCTACGCGCAGATGACTCGCAAAGAATTGGTTAATCGTTTAACTGCGCGAGGACTACCGCCCCACTATGTTGGTGCAATTGCGGATAGGGTAGAAGCTAAACGCAAAGCGTTGTATGGGGACAAGCGGGTAAAGACTGCGTTCCGTAATGCGTGGCGAGAGGTAATCACACC